CGTCGATTTTGCGCCAGTTGGTGGACGCCGGGACGCTTTCCAACCTCCCCGGTGGCCTCAAAGCGCGTGGTTTGCGGATCAAGGGCGACGATACGCCCATTTCCCCGGGAGAATTTAGAGATGTGGACGTCCCAGGCGGCAAGATCGGCGACAACATTACATTTCTTCCTTACAAAGAACCCTCTGGCGTGTTGTATCAACTTTTGGGCAACATTGTTGAGGAAGGTAGGCGTTTTGCCTCGCTAACAGACATGAAGATCAGCGATATGAACCAACAGGCCCCCGTTGGGACCACGTTGGCGCTTATCGAACGCTCCATGAAGGTGATGGCGGCGATTCAAGCCCGTCTTCACGCTTCGATGCGGCGAGAATTTGAAATCCTGGAAAATATTATCCGAGACAACGCCCCGCATGAGTATCCTTATGATATCGGCGGCGACGAGGTGATGAAATCCAACGATTTTGACGACAGGATCGACATCCTGCCGGTTTCCGACCCGAATTCCGCCACCATGGCCCAGCGGATCATGCAGTATCAGGCCGCATTGCAACTCGCGGGTACTGCGCCCCAGATGTACAACATGCCTCAACTGCATCGACAGATGCTTGAGGTGCTGGGGATCCAGGACCCGGACAAGATTGTCCCGCTTGAGGAGGATATCAAGGCGAAGGACCCGGTGACCGAGAACATGGATATCCTGAACGGTGAGGCCGTGAAGGCGTTCATGTGGCAAGACCATGAGGCGCATATTGCTACGCACATGGCTGCTTCCCAGGATCCGCAGGTGCTTGAGCTTATGGCTCAGGCCCCTGACGCAGCATCGGTCCAGGGTGCATTCTCGGCGCATGTGACAGAGCACCTTGCATTCCAGTACCGCTCTCAAATTGAGCAGCAACTAGGTGTGCCCCTCCCGCCGCCGGATGAACCGCTACCGGAGAGGGTGGAAGTGGATCTATCCCGCTTGGTCTCCAAGGCGGCAGAGAGATTGCAGGCCAACCAGATGGCACAACAGGCACAGCAGCAGGCACAACAGCAGGCCGAGGATCCGATTATCCAGATGCGCCAGCAGGAGCTTCAGATCCGCCAGCAGGAGGCTCAGTCCAAGATTGAGACCGCCCAGGCGAAGATCGAACTGGAACAGGCGAAGCTCCAGATGGCCCAGATGAAGGCCCAGATGGATGCCATGGTTGCCATGGACAAGTCTTTTATGGAGAAGGAGAAGCTCCAGTCCAGTGAGCAGATTGAGGGTGCCCGGATTGCGGGTAGCGTTACCGAGAAGCTCATCGATGCTGACATTGAAGATGCCAACATCGAAAACCAGGAGGCCATGGAGAGTGCAAGGGTTGCCCGGGATGTGGCCAAGGAAATTTTGAAGGCGGACGAGAAGAGGGCCGCCCAGGACGAGGAGAGATAACCATGGACGAACCGATCCACGTTGTCTTCCTCGCACGGCTTGCCGAGATCCGCTCCCAATATGTGGCTCACATTGCGACGGGATCGGCGGGTGACTACTCGGAGTACAAGAAAATATGTGGAGCGGTTGAAGGAATCAGTATCTGCGAGCGCGAGTTCAAGGAACTTATCGACAACGTAGAGAACCGCGAATCGGCTGGCGACTTCAAGGACCTGGAAACACCTCCGATCCAATAATAAATATTTATCGCCAGATAGTCTGGCGCACAAGGGGGAACTGCGGCACCCCTCATTCGCCGCAAGCAAGGAGACAGAATGGCCGAGGTCATTCGATATAGCGATGAAGCTCCCAGGAGAGCCAAAAAGCTCCCTGAGCCTACGGGCTTCAGACTTTTGATTGCTCTTCCCGACGTGGAGGAGACGACCGAGGGTGGGATTATCGTTCCCGACGAGAGGCGAGACGCAGAATCCGTCGCCAGTGTTGTTGGGTTCGTTCTGAAATCTGGTCCCGATGCCTACTCCGACGAGTCCCGTTTTCCAAACGGGGCGTGGTGCAAGGATGGTGACTGGGTTGTGATGAGGGCTTATTCCGGTACGCGCCTTCGCGTTCACGGAAAAGAGTTCCGAATCATCAACGATGACTCCGTTGAAGCGGTTGTCGAGGATCCGAGAGGGGTGGCACGGGCATGAGCGAAGCACCCATTGACGACCTTCTGGGCAACGCGATCACGGAGCCCATCGAAGATATGAAAGAAGACGGTGGAGACCTGGATATCCAGGTTGTTGATGACCGTCCCGAAGAAGATCAAGTTGGGCCTCGCGATGCAGAGAAATCCGATGCATTTGACCCTGACGCCGAGATCGTAGAGACCGGCGGAAGGGCTGGTAAGCGGATCAAGCAGCTTCGTTACGAGTATCACGAACAGCGTCGTGAGAAAGAAGCTGCACAGAGGATGAAAGAAGAGGCTGTCGTCTACGCCCAGAGCGTGGCACGGCAGAACGACGAACTGAAGAACCTTCTCCAGCGTGGCGAGGATGTTCTTCTTTCAGAGATCAAAGCTCGTACCGAGAGCGACCTAGGAAAAGCTCGCGATCAGTACAAGGCGGCTTACGAAGAAGGGGACTCTGATCGGGTCCTTGCGGCCCAGGAGGCCCTGACTCGTAGCCATTACGATGCTAGACAGGCCGAGGGCTATGAACCCCTGGCCCAAGAGATTGCGATGCAGCAACCTCAGATTCCGATGCAGCAGCCCGCTCCTCAACAGGCGCAACAGGCACCGCCGGATCCGAAGTTGCAAGACTGGATTGGTAATAACCCGTGGTTTGGTCGAGACTCCGAAATGACTTCTTTCGCCTATGGCGTACATGAGAAGTTGGTTCGGCAAGAGGGTGTTGACCCGAGAACCCCGGAGTATTACCAAGCCATTGATCACAGAATGCGGGAAGTATTTCCCAATAAATTTGAGGGTGGCATGGGCACGGGGGAGCCTGTTTCCCACTCTCGGAGTTCGACGGTGGTAGCCCCGGCCAGACGGTCTTCGGGTCCTCGTCGCCAAGTGAAACTAACCTCCACCCAGGTCGCACTCGCGAAGCGATTGGGTCTAAGTCCAGAGCAGTACGCCAAACAACTCCTGAAGGAGAATCAGTGATGGCTGAAGACACGCGCACGGAACGCGATCTTAAAAGTCGAGATAGCGAAAAGCGGGATGAGCCTTGGGTTCCCGCTCGGCAACTACCGGACCCGAATCCGCGTCCGGGATTGGATCATCGATATGTGAGGGCTTCGATGCGTGGAGTGGCAGACAATATCAATGTCTCCCAGGCCATGCGGGATGGTTGGGTGCCTGTAAAGGCGGCTGAGTATCCCGAGTTGAAAGTCGTTTCAGATCGGGGAAGCCAGTTCCCGGACTGCGTTGAGATTGGTGGACTCTTGCTTATGGCAAGACCCTCCGAGATTGGCGAGAAGATTCAGGAGCACGCACAAGCCGAGGTGGAGGAACAGATGAAGGGCCTAGACCGCAACTACTTCAGGGAAGAGGACCCTCGTATGCCGATGCTGGATTCAGAACGGCGCACGAAGGTCACGTTTGGCGATAGTTGACGGCGGAAGGTCCGCTGCGACGGCTATCGCTTGAATAGTTAGGAGATAGCCAAATGGCTGCTTATGGACTGCGGCAATCGGGTAAGGAAGGCGACGGTTATGCTACCGGCGGTTTTTCCGAGATGCGAATTGCTGATGCCTATGCCACAAGTATCTACAATGGTGATTGCTGTGAGCTTAGCTCTGGCAATGTGATCGTCTCTAGCGGTGTTCCGCAAGGGGATGATAGCGCCGATGCCACCATTGGTTTTCTTGTTGGTTGCCGTTATACGGATTCCAACGGGGATCTTAAATATGGCCAGTATTATCCTGGGAATTCTGGAAACACGGATGCTTATGCGTACATTTGTACCGATTCAAACGTGCTGATCCAGGTTCAGGGCAATGCTGCGTTCGCGCAGGATCAGGTTGGTGTTCAAAACCAACTTGTTGCTGCCGCCGGTAGTACCACTACCGGCAACTCTGGTTGGTATGTTGCGAACAGCAGCAGTGCAGACACAGCGGGTGGCGTGTTTATCCGTGGTGTCTTGACCAATAATAACAAGGACTCCTCGACCCCGGACCTGCTGGTGAGCTTTGCTCCTCTGGCGGTTTGGTGGAACAGCTAGGGATAGGAGGTAAATAAATCATGGCGATTTCACGCGCACAAATGATGAAGGAACTCCTTCCCGGGCTTAATGCCCTTTTTGGGTTGGAGTATGCGAAGTACGAAGATGAGCAAGAAGCGATCTATGAAACGGAATCTTCAGACAGGGCGTTTGAAGAGGAAGTGAAGCTGTCTGGCTTCGGCGCTGCCCCGGTTAAGTCCGAGGGATCGTCGATTGCCTATGACACCGCGCAAGAGCACTTCACGGCTCGTTATAACCACGAAACCATTGCGATGGGATTTTCGATCACCGAGGAAGCAGTTGAGGATAATCTTTATGATTCTCTCTCGGCTCGCTACACCAAGGCGCTCGCCCGTGCAATGGCTCACACCAAGCAGGTAAAGGCTGCGTTTCCTATTAACAACGCCTTTGCCACTACCAACTTCTCGGCTGGGGACGGTTCGGCGCTTTGCGCTACGGACCATTCCATCGTGACTGGTAGCGACGTTGCTAACGTCCTTACCACAGCTTCGGACCTCAACGAGACCAGCTTGGAACAGGCCGTGATTGACATCGCGGCGTTCACGGATGATCGCGGTCTTCTTATTGCGGCTCGCCCGCGTAAGCTGATTGTGGCTCCGTATAACCAGTTCGTTGCTACTCGTATCCTGGACACGGAACTCCGTCCCGGGACTGCGGACAACGACATCAATGCTTTGCGGAACAATGGTACGATTCCTGAGGGTTACTCTGTGAATCACTTCATTACCACCACGAATAAGAAGTGGTGGTTTGTGATGACCGACGTTCCGAATGGCATGAAGCACTTCACACGCACGCCTCTCCAGACGGGCATGGATGGTGACTTCGATACCGGCAATGTTCGGTATAAGGCTCGGGAACGCTACAGCTTCGGCGTCAGTGACTTCCTGGGTATTTTCGGGAGTGGCAACATCACCTAGATGTAGCTGCATTGGGGCAACCCGGGACTATTCCTGGGGGAACGGGCCGGGTTGCCCCTTTCTTTTTAAATTACTTAACCAGCCCTTCGGGGCCAGCCCTTCGGGGCCAGTTAGGATGACAAAATGAGCAGTAGAACTTCGGGGACACATTTTCAGGGTCCCCTTTTGGGGAGCAGCAGTTCGGTCAAGGGACTTTTTGACGATGCTTCTTTAGCGACAGTTGATTCCGTAAGGAGTCCTTACCAACTTCAGGTAGAGGAATTTGATTATCCCTTTGCAGATGGAAAGCTCGCTGCTTCTGGTTGGACGCTTACGGACATCGGTTCAGCAGCTAGTCCTAGCGAAGCAGTGGATGCTGCAACTGGTTACCTTCTTTTGAACCCCGGAACGGGTGATGACGATGGCACGCAGATCGCGTATAACGCGGCTCCCAGTGGTGCGGATACAGCCAATCCCCAACTCAAGCTCTTGGGTCCGATCACTTCGACGGCGACACTTATGGATAGCCGTGAGATGATCATGTACTTCAGGGTTGGGTTCTCAAGCGAGACAACGACTTGGGGCGCTAAGGCATGTTTCGGTTGGATCACGACTGATACGGGCTTTATGACTGCGGCGACGGGAGTTTTGGATATCGCCGCAGGCGGCGGCACAGGCTTCCATGTTGCGGAAGATGGGACGCTTGGAGTGTTCTCGACGAACGCGGCTGTTACCTCTTCGACGGATACTGGAGTTAATGTTCTAACCGATATTGCTGCCGTGACTGCGGGTGACTTTGTTTGGTACACGCTTGGCTTCAGGACTCGGTGGGTCGATGCTTCAGCAGGAACTGGTTTTACTGACTTCTATGTTAATGGAAGCAAAAAAACTACAATCACGGACACGATGCCGATGGATTCTACTGAAGGTTATTCCATTGCTTTTGAGTATCTCAATGGAGCAGCAGGTTTTAATATGGACATGGCGGTTGATTACGTTGTTAGCGGATTGACTCGCCCCGGGTTGACATTCCCCTACAGTACGGGCAATTACTAGGATCCTGGGGGCACCTTCGGGTGCCCCCCCCACCACCTCTTTATTTCGGATAGGACTTAACTATGGGTTTAAACAATCCCGTTAATTATTCAGGCGCTCCTGCTTATTTCAACAAGGACGGGAGCCCTTCTCTTGCCGTAAGGTGGGCAGGCGGTGCCTCCGCCGCTGGAGGAGCCAGTACGTATGCCATAGTGGAGATCGGGCCTGCTGCTACCGGCACAGCTAGGCCGTTCTACGTGCTTGGTTTCAACACGAACGACCCGGATCATTATATGTTCGTTTTCAAAACGACAGCCACCACGATCACGGCGAACTCTGTCACGGTTGCGGCAAATGCAGAGAACGAGTATGGCTCTGTGGCAACAACGAGCGTTATAAAAAAAGGCACTACGACTGTTGCAAGCGACGAAGCCACTGATACATGGGCTCAGCCAGCCTCTACGAATGCCTCAGGATACGTCACCTTCCCGATTCCGTTGTATATAAAGTCTGGCGAATTCTTTTCAATGAGATCAAATAATGCCAATGCTGAAATGAAGATTTGGTTCCACTTCGCAGAAGTTGTCCAGCCCTGAGAAATGGGTATGCAGCAGGCTACGTTCTGGAGCGTAATATCTATTGCAGCGACTGCCATCGGGTCGCTGTTTTTTTTGC